TGCGTTGCCATTATAAACGAAAAGACCGTTTAAGTTTATCCATTGTTATTATCATAAATGCTTTGTATTTATTACCTCCGGGCTTCATTTCCTTGGAAATTCCAAACCATTCGCGCTGTGGAACCGTTTTTCCTTTTATCATTCCACGGCTTGGAAACCCGCCTTTTTGATTATGATATACACCGTGTTTGTTTATCATTCTTAATTTAGACACTAATTTTTTTTTATTTGCTGGTATTATTTTTGTTGCCCGCAAAGATTTACCAGATTGAATATCAGCGCCAATAGTTCCAAAACTTCCTTTTTTCATTGTAAATAAAGGCGTAAAACCATGACCCCTTTTAACTCTAATAGGTAATGTGCTATCTTTGCTTAGTTTTTCAAAAGGATCACCGTTTATATCTGTACTTGTTTTTATACCATCCTGTATTGCGCTATTTTGATATTTAATCATATCGTTTAATGTGTCTGCAACAATTCCAAGTAGCAAACCACTTGCTTTTTTAAAAGAAAAGTTTTTTGATGTTTTAATATTCATTTTTGATCCAATTTACCTTTTAAATAATTTAAACTTTCACTATGTGTTCGTAATTCAAATGTTAGTTTCTCGTGCCTACGCTCTGCATTTTCAATTAAATTTTCGTGCCTTCTATCAGCTTCTGAATCTGATTTATTCCACCTATCTATCAACTTAATTACCATTGCCTCAATATTATCTATAGATTCAGATTGCCCTTTATTTTCAATTTTTAAATCTTCAATTGCTACAGCCTGTTCGTCTGCTCGCTTCCCTTGTTTAAAATATCCATACACAAATAAAGATACTAAAACCCCTAAAGCTCCGTATTCCGCATATACATCCATACCCAAAAATTTAACTCGCTTTTCTTTTTTTGCGTTTCCATGTCAAAAACTCCGCGGCTTCGTAAGGGTTAAAAATTGTTGTAATCATCCTATTATCATCTTCGTTATACTGTGGATCAATTATTGTTACAGGAGCATTAAATATATTTTTATCTTCCAACCCGAGCTTGTCGGCATATCCGTCTATGTTCTTAAAACTGGCAACTTGTATGGCATGACTTATTAAACCACTTGAAGGGTCTTTTAATACTTGGTATCCGCTAACGTGTGTATGTCCGCATGTTAAAATATGATCACGCCAACCCATTTGTACGGCTCGACTTACTCCGTGCGCCGTGTTCCACATTGAATTACCTTTAAAAGTATGTCTGGCGTTTATGCGTATTGATTTGTGATTTGGAAAATTTAACTTCATGCGAGCGCCCCATGCTTCAAAGACTCCGGGGTGATCGCGCATTATAAAATCTAATGGGTCGCCGTCACCACTCCAAACATCATGATTTCCAGCTATTAAGTATATCCATGTTACCGAGTTTAAAAAATGTTCTGTTAAACGCCATGATTCTTTTGCGGTTGTTGATTGTTGCCCATATAATCGTTGCAATCTACCAATCCAATTGTTTTGTACATCACCAAGGTTTCCCGCAAACAAACCATCTGTTTTATTTATTAAATCGCATAAAGAGTATATTTCTGCTAAGTTTGTACCATCGTCGTCAACGTGTGGATCACCAAAATGACATATCCCAATAGCGCCATGTAATTTAACATCAACATTTATTAAATTTTTAGATTTGCGTGAAGTAATTTTGCGTTGATACTTCTTATTGCGGTATGCAATAATATCATCAATTTCCATTTCTTCAACAGGAATATCCTGTACAACAAATTGGTTGTGTTCAACAATTAATGGTGCCACGGTTTTGCGTCCACATTCATAACAGTAATAACGCTGTTTTTTAAGGCTGTTCTTTCCATAATATGAAAACCCATCTTTTCTTATTCCTTTATTTTGACAATGCGGGCAAGCAATAGTGTTGCCATCTGCATCTCTACGGATTGAATCGGCTGTAAAACCGTTTTTTTGTTTTCCCATATATTTACCATTACTTTTTTTTCTTACGTTTCCAACTAAGTGGATTTATGTTAAACTCTTTTTCATAGAATGAAACCCTGTCTTCTAATTTTTCACGTTCCGAGGCTTCTTTTAAACTATGCTTATCTAATAAAGTTGCTATTTCTTCTTTTGATTCTGCAACGTCTTCCCGCAATTCATTTATGTCTGCAACAAGGCTTCCATATCCAAAACCCATACCAACAATAACGGTTACTATATAAAATAACTCCGTCCAACCAAATGGTAATTCTATGCTCTTTTTCATCGTTTATCCAACACCCACAATACAAATGTTATTGCTAACAATATTGCGCTCCACGCAAAAGCATATAAATCGTCTTTCTTCATTTGTTTTTCTTTCCAAATGCAAATCCCTCCTTGTAGGCTTTTACAAACTTAGGTATGGCTTTCGCAAATTCAAGCTCTATAAAATCAAGAGCGTATTGACGTGGGTTATTTATGACTTCTTTAACGTCCGCTTGTGGAACGTCAACTTCAAACTCGTTAAGACGGCGGAGTTTGCGTAAGTAGCCTATTAAATACCGATCGTTGCTCGCCTGTTTCTTCTTTTTCGCTTCCTTGGGCATTTACATCCTTATTGTTTAATACTAACTTCTCTGCTTCTTGCTCTGTTAAATGTTTGTTATATTTTAACATCAAGTCTTTTTGAGTTATTAGATTGTTCTGTAACATAAAAGTATCAAGCGCTATTTGATCTTGTGCGCTCATCGGGTATTCAGGCTCATTAAATTTTATACCTATATTATCAGGTAAATTAACACCGTTGGCTTTTGCAATAACTTTTTCTACATCATACAAATCTCTTTCGTATGATTCCCATAGCTCAACGTCATCTTGGTAATCTTCAAAGCGCTCCAAGTCTTTAATCTTTAGCGCGACACCACTTGATGGTCTATCTGATTTGCCATCTTCTGCAAATGTTATCCACAAATGATTATTTTGTGCTGTTAAATCTAATATTGCTTTTACAAGGTCTATTGCCTCGCGGACATTTGCTTGTGGTGATTTAATATCAAGCCTTGCTGGCTCCGGTATAACCATTATTTCAGATGATCCCGCACGCACAAGTTTTTCTTCTTCATACATGCCCTCTATAACATACTGCCCAAACATCTGGAACCTCATACCAAGAGCCGCCTCGGTTAATAAAATATTTATTTGTTCATTGGCGGCACAAATGTCGTATGCACCCGTAACAAAAAATTCGTTTAAATGATGTTCCCGGTGCGTAAATACAAAGGGCAAAATTCCATAATTGTGCATTTGCTCAAACATTATATTACCATCTTCATCATACATTATATAGTGATCCTTATCCCAATACGCATACGCTAATTTATTTGCATCGCTTATATCGTGTACGTTTTGTACTAACGGATATGTAATAGCGGACGGTGTAAATGGGTCATCATCAAAGAAAGCATCGAAATAATAAACAGGATTATAATTAAATGATGGTTTCGGTTCTGCATTATATACAACTTGCGTTGCTATTGTACCAACTAAGCGCGTCATCTTCTCGACATGTTTCATTTTATATGATTTGCTAACAGTCATGTTCTCATATTTATTATTGACGTTGCGGATAGCTCCAAGCGTGTATATCCTACTCATTCTGTCAATCATGCGACGGGTAACATTAAACTCTGAAACAGGAATTTCTTTAAATGCGTCCGCAGTAAATCTATCTTCTATATATTGCGCCGTGTTGTCACCAGCATAATAATCAAGCAATTTAAATATAGATTGCCTTCTGTTTTTTGCATATAGTTTTTTTTGTTCTTGTAATGATTCAGATATTAAAAATTGTGCTTGTTCAATCATCGTTTGCTCACTTTATATTTTTGGTTTCGTATTGGGAATCTACCGCATACCCCATACCTAAGACTATCCGCCCCGTGGTCGTGATAACCATCTTTTAAAGGTTCGTTTCTCAAATTAGACCCTTCTTTGTGTTCTGGGTACCTGTAAGATTCAATATCTTCTACGATTCCCGTACATTTTTTATCAATATGCAATCTAATATCGCCATCTGCGGACATGATAAACTGCCGAACGTGGCTTATACCCGACTGAATTTGTCGGCTATATTTATCCCTACGGCTTATGACGGGCAAACCCGTTAATTGCCTAAATATATCAGCCTCACCCATGCCAACGGACGACTGCATTTGAAAGCCAGCCGGGTCACCGTAAACGCGGGCAATTCGGTATTTTTTATCTTGTACCGCTTTGCAAAGTTCGGAAATTTTAAGGTTTTTTTCATGTAAAATCTCATCAATGATAAATATATGGTCTTTTCCCTTGTCGCCAAACTTGGCGGTCTGGAAGAATAAAGCGGCGGGCATCCTATATCCAAAATCCAGAGTTAAATATACAGGTAACATCGGATTGTATGGATGACTGCCCACATGTTTACGGCGTGAAAAGTCTGCATATACACGACCACTTAACGCTGTAAACTCCGCAGAAAATTCTTGATCATAAATTTCTCGCGTCATTGTTGCCTTGGCTTCAACAAGGTCTTCATCTTGTTGACCTTTTGGAAAGCTATATGTATTTTCCCAAGATGGAGAATTAAACGACATCCACATTGGAGCTTTTTGTGCATAAACGTAATACTCGTAAAACCCATCATACCCTTCAGGCGTAGAAATCATTAAACATTTACCCTTAGTATCCGATAAGGTTGGACGTAAGTACATTTCAAATATCTTTTTTAAATTCATTTTAGAGGCTTCATCTATAATCACGAGATTATTTCCAGCGCCAATCAAACTTTCCGCATGTTCAGCCGACTTACCCTCAATTACAGATCCCCATTCAAATTCAATATATTGTTCATTAAGCGATTTGCGCCTTGTTGGTAAATTGTGTTTTATAATTAAGTCGTCGTATACAATGCGAAATATGCGCTCAGATGTTGAATATGTAGGCGCAACAACCCATACGTTTTTATTTGGTTGCGTAACTAAGGCTTCGGCTTCCCTCGCCGCCGCCATGGACTTCCCCCATCTTCTCCCACAGCACGCCACGACAAACCTGACATCGTCCGCCGCCTTATGTATTTTTTCTTGCCCGGGGTGTGGTTTGTAATCAACAAACTCAAACCATTTTTGTTTATACGCAGAAAAGTCGCTCATATTCAAGTTATAATTTAACCTTAAAAAAAATTTTAAATATAATTCATTTT